TGTAATGAGGTAGGACTATGATAATTTTAGGTATTGATAGTTCACTAGCTTGCCCTGCATACGCTGTAGTTAAGGTAAGTGAAGGTAAGGCAGAGTTAATCGAAACAAGTCACATTAAAACTGTAAGTAAACATTCTACTGGTTATCGCCTATTTCAAATTTATGAATGGTTCAAAGATGTATTAGAAAGATATACCTTTGATGCTATCGTATTTGAAAAAGGATTTAATAAGTTCGCTGTAGCTACTCAACAAATTCAACGCACTCTAGGAGTACTTATGTTTACGTTATATCGTAAAGAAATTGAAGAATTTTTTGAGATAAGCCCAACTAGTGTAAAGAAGGCTATTACAGAAAATGGAAAGGCTAGTAAGGAAGAATTAGCTGAGGCATTAGAGAGATATATAGGAAAACATAAATATAAAACTAATGATGAATCAGATGCTACGGGAGTGGCTTTAGCATTGGCATTACAAAAGGGCTGGATTTAAAAACCAGTCTTTTTATTTGTCCTAAAACGTAAGCAAAATGCAAGTACATAAGTGTAAGGGTTAAACGAAAGGAGAATGAGAAATGTTAACTGTTATTTGTGGCGGTATGTTTGCAGAAAAATCTACTGAATTACAACGTAGAGGAAAACGTCTTAAACGTGCTGGTAAGAATGTACTTTATGTAAAGCCGGACTTTGACAATCGTTACAGTGAAGAAGAAATAGTTACTCATGACGGGCAAAGTGTTCCAGCACTAAGCGTAGATATTGACGTACCTCATGTTTTATTTCCTCAAATTCCTGAGAGAACAGAAGTGATCTTAATTGATGAAATTCAGTTCTTTCACAGAGACATTGTAAGAGTTATCGATATTTTATTAGAAGAAGGAATGACAATTATTGTAGCCGGTCTTGACTTAGATTTTGAAGCAAAACCTTTTGAAATCACAGCTACTTTAATGTCAAAGGCTGAACAGGTTGTAAAATTACATGCTGTTTGTACTAACTGTGGTGATGATGCTTGGGTATCTTACAAAGAACCTAATGGAAAGCGTATTGAACTAGGAACAGATGAATACAAGCCGTTATGTAGATATTGCTTTAACAATAAAAAATAAAGGTGGAATTTGAAATGGAATTAAGCAAATTAAAAGTTGGTCAAATTGTAGAACATGATAATGGATTTATTGGTGAAATTGTTTCAATTAGTAATACAGAAGGTTCATACCCTGACATTAACATTAAGGTTACTGATGTAGGCACAAATCCGTGGAGAAGCGTAGGAGAAATTTACACAGCAATGCCTGAATTTATTGACCGTATTGTTAAAGATGTTCACCATTTTAAAGCCGTAGCAGATTTAGAATTTACTGGAATTGAACAGTTAGAAGAATTAGTAGCACAAGCAACAGAAGCTTTAGAGATTCTAAGTGATGCAACGCCATTTAAGGTTAATATTCAAGGTGTAGAATTTGAAGGAACACCCGCACAATTTGAAAGTTTTGTAGCTACAATGACTAAGTATTTAGGTAACTTAAGTTAAGGAAAGTGGGGAGGCTGAAATGAAAGTGATTACTGTTGCTGGAATGATTAGTGCCGGAAAAAGTACATTAACTGAATTAGTAAGTGAGAAATATGATTCATTAGCTAAATATGAACAAATTCCTGACATTCTATCTAAATGGTATGGTGATGCACGGGTTGTAACTGATGGAGAACGTATTCCATTCTTAACCCAACTAACATTCTTAAATAGTCGTATGAACATGCTACGTTCTTGTATGACTGATAAGAGAAGTGGTTTTGCAGTTTTAGACAGAAGTATCTACGAGGATAAATTGTTTGCCCAAATTGCTTGGGAAGATGGCGGTATTAGTGATTATGAGTGGGAAGTTTATTGTAATCTACTAGATACAATGTGGGCTGAACTAGATATGATTCCTAAAAAAGCACCTGACTTAACTATCTATATTCGTATCAGTTTTGAAACATTTATGGAACGTCTTATTAAACGTGGTCGAGATATTGAAGTGAATAACCTTGAAGCAAATAAAAATTACTTCTATAAATTATGGTCACGTTACGATGACTTTATGTTTAATCAATATACTCAATCAAGAGTACTAGTTATTAATGGTGATGAACTTGATTTTGTAGAAAGTCTTGAAGATAGAGAAGTAGTTTTAGAAATGATTCATGAAGCCCTAATAGAAGAAGGTGTTATCGAAGCACCTAAAACAAAGGCTTTTCCTTCATGGGCTGTTGGAAAGAAAGTACTAGTTAAAGCTTCATGGTACTTAGAACAAGGCTATAAGGAAGGAACAGTAGTTGAGGTTTTTCGTTCTCATGACGGTCAATGGATTCTTAATTGTAAAGTTGAAGGGCGAGACAATCAAATTACTCTATGCGGTGAAGAACAGTATCAACTATTAGAGAAATTCCCTAACTAATGTTAGTGCCTATATTGATCGTAGTTCTTTACAGTTTATTAATTAGAAATGTCTGGAAACAAACAATGGGGCGTGAAGTTCAACCACGCCTCTATAAAAAATAAAGTAAAACGGAGGAATTATTTATTATGGATTTAGTACAATTTTTCAGCATGTTACAACTTATCGGTGGAGTTATCTTGTCAATTGGGTATATTCCCCAAATTATTAAAATGATTAAAACACGTTCGGTAGACGATTTCAGTAAAATTTATCTTGGTTCTATCTTCTTTGGAATTGTATTAATGGAAATGTACGCTGTGTATATGTATCTTGTATTAGGTATTCCTGAAATGCAATCATTCTTTATTACTAACACGGCTTCTACTATCCTTAGTGGTACAGAGTTCTGCTTGCTTATGGCTTTCTCAACTAAAAACAAAAAGTAATAAAAGGACATTGACATTAAATTTAACATTAATGTTGACATTGATTTTAACATCCTTTATAATAAGTTATTGTAAGGCAAATTAACTTATAGGAGTGGTTGAAATGGAAATGAAAAAATGTCCTAGCTGCGGAGAAAACAAGCTTCATCCTGAGGAAGTAATGAACGCACTTTCTAGGAAAGATAATGAAACTTACATCTGTAATGATTGTGGAAATCAAGAAGCATTCGATGATATGTAATAGAAAGGGCTGGTGAGAAATCACCAGTCTTTTTTATGTTTAAATGTCCTAATTTAACGGTGATCTGCAAGTACATAAGTGTAGAGATAATTTAATTAGGAGGTTCTTCACATGAGAGAATCAGTAGAAAATCCAATGGTAAATTATAGAGAAGTTGAACCTAAAGTAGTTGCACATTGTTGTAACTGTAATGAGGCTTTAACAGAACAAGACACATTCATTAAGGTAAGGTTCGATCATTATGAGGATTACTTTTGTAATGACGAATGCTTTTTAGATTATAGTGATATTACAGAAGTCGAAGGACACGAAATTTAAGGAGGAAATTTATATGCGTATCGTATTTCAAGGTTCAGCAACACCAGCACAATTAGGAAAGGCTATTTCAGAAATCCTTTCTAACACATTAGAGAAAGTGGAAGTTAAAGGAAAACGTCAACCACTTCAAAATGCTGTAGTAGAATTTAACCTAAACTTACAAGGCTATGAAACGCCTCAATTAATCACGGTAGAAGATGGAACTAAGATTCTTACAATTCATACTGGAATTGAAAATGGAGAACTTACAGAATACAAAGAAGTTGACCGTAAAGAACTTTTAGACAAGTTTAATGAAATGGTAGAAAACGGAACTAAAGAATTAGAAGAACTTGCTAAAGAAGAAGTTAAGGAAGAAGAAACTAAATAATATAAAAAAGCCCACTTACCTTAATTGGTAGTGGGTTTTTCTTTTTGCTGTTTAGCTTTCTCAGCTTTTAACTTTTCTCTTTTAATTCTCTTAATAGTCTTTTTAAACTCTTTAATTATTCTATTTTCATATCGTTTCCATTCCAGTAATTCATCCTGTTCAGGTAACAATCCATTTGCTTCTATAATCTTTTGATCTGCTTCAAATTGTTCTCTAGTAGCCTCAGGCATTGTAAATTCAAATAACTCACTTAAATCTGTAATCCTTAAAGCTTTAGCTATAACTAACAATTGAGGAACACTTATAGTTGATCTTTTTACATTAGCCAATTCAGAAATAGAAGCAACTCTTATTCCCGTTATATCGGCTAATTCCTGCATTGATAAACCACGTTCTGCCAAAACCTCAGCAATATTACATTTGATTGTAAAATAAGGAAATTCTTCTAATTGTCCAGCTACTTTTTTATTCGTCCATTCGTGTGCCTTAACTATCATAATACTTAACCACCCTTAACTTATTCTACTGTAGAGTAAATTATATTACATTATATCGTAAAAGACAATAGGTAAATGTCCTAATTTTAACAGAAAGTGCAAGTACATAAGTAGGAGGTGCTTTTTATTGAAAAAGAAAACAATTAGTAAAATGTCACAAACAAGGGGAATAATGCCTCCACCTGTTAAAGCTGATAAAGCTAAAAAAGGTAAAGGTTCATATAACAGAAAAGAAGGAAAGAGAGTAGATTATTAATGAAAATTGCAGTAGTTGGAAAGATGCGTTCAGGTAAAGATACATTAGGAAGATATTTCTATGATAATGACACTGACGGATGGCAAAATAAACTAGCCTTTGGTGATGAAATTAAACGCCTTGCGTTGATCTATTTTCCTGACATTGTAGCAAAAGGAAAACCACGAAAATTATATCAAATGCTAGGGCAAATGTTAAGAGAGATTGACCCTGACATATGGGTAAAGGCTTTAGATAGAAATATGCAGTATTTAATTAATAAAGGTGAATCAAACTTTATTGTAACAGATGTTAGACAAATGAATGAATACGAATATTTAAAGTCAAAAGGCTTTACAGTTATCAAGGTTGAAGCTAATGACGAATTGAGACGTGAAAGAATTATTCAAGCTGGTGACGTTTTTGAACCTGAGAACTTTTATCACGAAACAGAAACAACAGTAGATGAAATTCCTGCTGATTATATCGTAACTAACAATACTACTATAAAAGACTTTTACGCACAAATTAGATTCATTCATGAGGAACTTAAAGGAGAAAAGAAAAATGGAATCAGTTAATAAATATGAACAAGCCTATAAGCTTGAAACGGAAAACGGTGTAACTGCTTTTCTAAATGATTATCATAAGATAGCAGAAGCAAGGTTTTATGCAAATGATCTATCTATTTCAGATATGCTACTAGACTTTGAATTTGCTATAAAACGTGCCTTAACTGAGAGACAGTTACAAGTAATTAAGTTAAGTTACTTTCAGGATATGCGACAAGTAGATGTAGCTAATGTTCTTAACCTGACTCAACAAACAGTACAGGAACATACAGCAAAGGCAATTAAAAACATAGCAACTTACCATATGCTTCTTAAGAAAAAGGAGGTTGAATAAGTGGGCTATCGTGACAAGTTTGAAAAGGACGTAGAAAAGCTTTTAGAGATTAAAGAAATTCTACCCTATGAAACTAGATATAAACAAGTGGAGGACTTGACAGAATGGTATTACAGCATGACAGGGAAACGCTATACAAATAGCTACTACCTTGATTTATTGGGTTCTTATTTACTTGCTGATGAGTTACGGGACAAGTCAACACACAAGGTCAAACAGACTGAGTTTCCTATTCTTTCTCATACTCAACAGAAGCTTAGAAACCGCAGGGAAAGCCGTGTAGGTGATGAGTTTTTAGACTTTATTATATTGAAGGAAATCAAATCACACCCTAATACATTTAAAACTAAAACACAGAATAAGGAGGAATAGAAACGTGGGTATTTTAGAGATTTTAACAGCTATCTTTATTATCTTAAAATTATGTGGAACTATTGACTGGTCTTGGTGGCTAGTATTATTGCCTGAAATTGTCGCTGTAGTTCTTTACGTAGGTTGGACTATTCTAGTTGGTGGCGTTGTTCTTAACGCTTTAAGAAAGTTTAAATGATGGATAGTTTATGGACGTTCGTACTTGGTTTTGTGATCTTTTTCGCATGGTTTATGCGTCCTAAAGAGGATGAGTGATTGATTTCACTTGTCCTTTTTTTGCGTTTAAATGCAAGTACATAAGTGAGGAGGTTTTAAATGAAATCAAAATACATTGCTTACTTCCTTTGGTTCTTTACAGGTGCTTTAGGCGGTCATAGATTCTATTTGAGGCACTATGGAAGTGGCTTAATACTTTTAGCTGTAACAGTATTTACGTGCGGTTTAGGGGCTATTGCTGGTCTTTATGATGTAGTCAACATTCCTAGACTATTAGAAAAAGAAAATAAAAATGAAATTTTAAGAAGAATTAAGGAGGAAAAAAGAGTATGAAACGTGTTTATTTAGCTAGTCCATTCTTTAATGAATTAGAGGTAGAAACAGTAGAGAAAATTGCTGAGATT